TTAAGACCTTCAAGAGCCGCAGACTGATTTTGGTCATAGGTCTTTGAAGTGTCGAACTTCATCACATTCTCGCTGATGATGGCAGGGTCTGTGACTGTCGTCTTGCCATTGATATTTATCAAGGCTTCTCCGCTTACACGCTCGACCTGTCTGGCCCTGATGACCTGCTGGGCTTGGATGGTAGAAGTAAGTTCACCGACCATAGAGTCGATGTCGTTCGCCATCACCAACTTCTTGCTCAGGCTCTGATTGGGAGCGTCCTGATAAGCCGCCATTCTGTCAGCAAACGAAGCGACGACAGGGGCGAACTCAGGGTCTTGAGCATAAATGCTGGAAATCTGCTTGAACCTTTCGATGCCAGAAGCCAACTTAGCGTCAGCCATCTGGGACTTCTGCTGGTTCTCGCCATAGACCTTGATGCCTTGACCGATGGCCTCGCCGAGTTGACCAAGACCTTGTGCATACATCTTGCCGATGTTCGCACCAGCCTCAGCCATTCCCGTGACGGGCTGGATGCCTTGACCGCTATATCTTTGGAATGAAGAAGCCATAAATTATTTCTTGAAGAAGCCAGTACCGCCAGTAGCCATACCGCCGACGATTGAACCAGCCATACCCATGAGGCCAGACATCATGCCAGCCTGAGCCTGTTGATTGGCGATTTGGGCCTGCATCTGTTCCTGTCTGTTGGCGGTGATTAATTGAGCGTTGTATTGTGACTCAGGCTGGAAGATTTGGGCTCCCATGTTCTGGTACAGTCCAGAGGCCGTGTTATAGGCGTTGATAGGCGACACCGCATTGGCGAAGCCAAGCATGTTGTTTCCGTACATACCCATAGCCTGACTAGCAGACTGCTGACCCATGCCGTACACCTGAGAGGCGAGTTGCTGTCTCTGGGCTTGTCTGGCCTGACCCATGTTGAATGTGTTCAGGACTTCTCCAGCGATGGCCTGATTGCCCGTCAGACCTCTTGCGGTCATGGCGGCTCTGGCGGCTTGCTGAGCCTGTCTTGTCTCGGCTTCCGAGAGGGCTGAGCCAAGCGTCAGACCCTCTTGAGCCTGCTGGCCTAATCCGCTAAGAAGGCCACGAACTGAAGGGTCGAGTGTCTGGTCATAGGCTGTTCTGGCTCCAGCACCGATAGCACCGAACGCAGGCGTCATGGCCTGAGCGTATTCGGTGGAGAGTCTGGCTGACTCAGGTGTTTGCTGGGCGTAAGCCTGATTCAAGAAGCCCATCTGTCTTGTCAGCGACTCTTGCTGGAGTTGCTGGTACAGCGGGGTGTATTGCTTTTCTAAGGCAAGCAGGCGAGGCTGGATAGCCTCCTGTGCGGACATAGCGTCCTGCATTTCTTGCTGGTAACTGCGAGGGGGTGGTGCGGAGATTTTCTTGCTTCCCATGTTATAAAAGGTTTAGGTATTTGTTTGAGATTTGTCTGGGGTTACCGAAACGATAAGCCCACTTGTTCACCCTATCCCAATGCGGGAATCGGATTTTAAATTTAAGAATCAGTTTCTTCAGAGCCTCTGAGTTCAAGGCGATGACATCCATGATGCACAGGTCGAACTTATGCTCCTCGTCCTTGCGGATGCCTGTGTTGAACGACATCAGAGACTCAGCACCATCGTACTTGAACGGATAGACTACAGCAAGAGCAACGAACTTGTCGTCTTCTATGACTGTCAGAAGGTAGTCCTTGATGTACGCCCATTGGAGGTATGTGTCAAGGGTGCTGTCATCAAAGCCAAACGACTCACCACGACCTTTGGTTCGGTGTGCTAAGGCGAAGTCTTTGAGTTCAGAAAGCATTAGGCAGTCTTGTATTTATAGATACGGAACATTGACGGGCCAATTGTCTCTGAAGGAAAATAACCTGCGAAATTAAAAGCCGTATCGCCAAGCGTGAATCCATAGCCAGCGGTAGATGCAATTGCATCAATAGTAAATGTGCTTGTAAACGAAGCGGCTGGCTGAAAGACCCATCTTAGCACATGCTGTTCATGGTGTTGATAGATGCTAGCCGCACCCTCAATATCCCACGCACCCGTAAGCGTGGTCGCTGAAGATGTCTGTCTTAATCTGATTCCTGCATATGTAGCAACATTCTTGTTATAATTGTAAATGGCTTCGACAATCCACATTTCCCCGACTGGCTTAACATGTGAGGATGAAGTCCAAGTAGT